CTACCCACCTACCTCCTAGGGTGGGATTTAATCCATTACACTGCACTTAAGGTGGCAGCGGCTAGAGTCACGGCGGGAGAGTCACACACATCCTCCTACCATGTCCACACAACTCACACCGGGGGGGTCGTTAAGCCCCGGCTTCCTCCTCGGACAGCCTGTTGCCGGATTGTGCCCATTAAATAACGGGCCCAGTAGCGCGTATCGGAATAACCATTATATCACAAGTGCCGCCATTCAGGTCTGTGCCACCGGCCAAAGTCACCGTATTGTCAGCACCAAAACCACCAGCTGAAACCACAAGGATAATGTTGATGAAGGCCTGCACAGCATCATGCCCTGTGACCTGCCCCAATTTATCATCTGCAAACGTCGTCAATTCCTTAATGTTAGCCCCATACGCAGCAGTAATGTCTGCTGACACTTTGCCTCCACGCCACAACCCGTAAAAGGCATACGTACCGGGGTACACAATGGTCACCTTATTATTATCAAGCTTGACCAAACGACTGTCGGACTGGGGAGAAACCGTACCATACACACCGGAAACACCAGTCCCCAGGAAGTTATCCTTTGCTGCTGTATTCGCAGGACTCTCACCAATGTGAGCAAAACCTCCTGATGAAACATCAATACGGGGTTTAGTGAGTTCTACATCATAAGACACCCACAACTCACCCACTGTATACGCAGATTGCATACCCTGCACTGCGTATTGAAAATTGCCAAGATCGTAGAAGCGAGCATCCTCGGTTGCACCAAGCTCACGTTCTCGAACATATAAACGACTCAATACATTCGTCCCAAGTTTACACTCAACTGGGTGTATCATCGTTTCAAAGGGAACACATGCAGTCGCATACTGATAGGATTCCATTTGTTGTTTGGTTGTGAAGTTAGGGTCATTAACATCGTAACTTGTCGCAAAGACCAAGCGACCCAAAGCTGAACTCGTCGACGAGATAGCCGTTCCAGAGGATGGTATATACTGAAACACCAAACCATGCATCTGGTACTCTTCAAAATTTCTGGCAACCTGTGACAACCACGGAAATGTGGTTGCCAACCCGGGATTGATGATAAAGTTCAATAGGGTGAAATTTGCGTCACCTTTAATATCTGCTAAGAACTCACGATGGGCAATGCGAACGCCATTCGACCGACTAACAAAGGTCGCAACGCCATTCCCATTCACAATCGTATTGGAATTGACCCGGTAATCACCGACACCAGTAATTTTAGACAACCACCTACCGGCAGATGAACCAAGCTTAGATCCCATCGGGCCACCAAAATAGCTACCAATGGACGATCCAAGTTTGGAAAACGTCCCTTTCGGCAAAAGACGTTGCTGTTTCCGATTCCGTGCAGACTTAACCACGGCATTAACAATCTTGCGCTCAATCTTACGCTCTCGCTTCTTTTCGCCTTTCTTTGGCATCTCCGCCTGTGAACAATGAGTAGAAAATATATATGGCCTGACCTCCGCGGTGACCAAGTTTTACGTCCATTCTAGCAAACAGACGGGGCTAAACTAACCACTATAGAACCGATAAAGTTTTTCTAACAGTGGGTGGTGCATGACTGACGGTTTGCCCCCTGCATCAATCAAATGTGCCGCAATGAAACTCTCAACCTGCGACAACTCAGTAGCGGCCAGCCCGTAGGCCGCACTAAACCAACCGACGGTATTCGGACTCGCTTTTAACTCATCCGTCGATTTTAATTGCTCATGTGCTCGAAATTCATGCACTTGGGTGGCCGTGACCTGACAGGCCATAAAATGGTTGTGGTAAACACGCAATATAGGCACAAACATCATGCCCAAACACGATTCGCAATTACCTTTCTGCCGCGACTCACATGTCTCATGTCGCTGCAAATCATTTGTGGTCCAACCAAATTTTGACAACTTACGAATAATCTCAGGCACCATCAAGAAAGTTTCCTGCCCCTTATATAGCACAGGCATGAAAACGCTCGAACAATAAGTCGGCTCCTTAGATTTCTTGAACTTAGGCTGCAACCCGAATTCCTTAATCAAATCTCCCATTTTGGCCTCAAAGGTTTCGTCTTCACCCTTGACTGCCAACAAGTTGTCATCCCCCAAACCTAGCATGTAGTAGTCTGACACACCACATTTATCTAACGCATAAGCATGCACACTAAAGTTCAGAATCGTATTACCCATACTCGTATTCTGATCACCACTCTTCCGCGTGTACGGACATGTGTAGTGGTGATATCTGCCATCCCCCTCGGTCTTTTCCTGATAATCGAGGGCTTGCTTTTGGATGCCAGACATTCCGAACTCTTTTCGCTGATACACTGCCATTTCACACTGATGAGCTCCTAACCCTTGCGTAGCATCAAAGTTGGAAAAGTCATCTTCGTAAAATGTATATCCGCTGCTCTTCATTTGGGCATACCAAGCCCCGAGCTGCAAGACATTCGCACCACTAGTGTAGGCGAACTGATTAGTGACAGGAAGCTTACCATCCCACTTCAATGATGCTGAAACCCGAGCAATAAACGGGCCGAGAACCATATTCACTTCAGGGCGAGCGAGGCCCTGTATACCCCGAGGGTTCTTACGTGAAATTGGTTTCCCAAGTGATGGCACAAGCATCTCAAGCTTGATGAAGAACTTTCTTCTATGATCTCTCCTGTCGGCAAACCGCAAGTTGGCCAAATTGTTAAGAGTAGCGGTATACAATTCGCGCTTTTTGGAAGGCTGTTGGGCGACCCACTCCTGAACCGACATCGGCGGGCTCGGAGTGACAACCATCCTACGACTATATATCTCGCAGGCTTCCTTCCATATCTTAACATTTTTTGCATCATTGGCACGCAAATGGCGGTTACACAATGAGGCTCGCTCGTTATACTTCGTGTTGGCATGTGCAGCAGGCAACACGAACATCCAAGCAACCCCAATCTGGCTAAAATACCCCTCAACTTTCTGTTTCTGACTTTTAAGGTCAGATTTTGGTGCAAACTCCTTAACAGTGCACCCAGCGGGCGTGGGCTCAATCGGCCCCACGTAAGATAGTTGAGTAAAATGAACGGACTTTATCCGCCCAATGAAGGACGGATTAGTGCAAGACATCACCTCTTGCACATGCTCATTGACTGCGCCCACATTGGCCGCAACAAGAGTAAAGATATTCCGATCATACACGGTGGGACCATGCACACTAAGACGCGAAAACGACAAATCAACAGCTCCAAGAGTGGTTTGGCTCCAAGACCAATCATCAGCCACCTTAAAAGCACTCTTTGCTAATTCAGTTGTCTTCCTCTTAGTGAACACATCACCAAGCGCAAACTTATGGACATCAGCCTTTGCAGCATCAAGCTGGCTGACTACCTTAGTCACGGTTGCACTTGAGGATGGGTCCCCTATTACTGCACTCTGCAACATGCCACCTGATACGAAGTTTATCAGTGGCGTCCCAACACGCTTTGCATCTGGGCCATTCTTCGCCCACGCTGCCAAAGCCGGACTAACTGCCCCATTCTTCGGGCACGTCTTGTCCTGAACAGCCGGTACAGTTCCTACGCTGTCTGTCTCTCCAAGGACAGGTGCCACATAATCTACCTTAGGCACCGAGAATCCGAGGTCAAACGGCACTCGGGGCGATGTTGGTGACAACGGGGCTTCATAACCATCGTCCCGTGGTACATCCGAATTAGGATCAAACTTAAACTTCGGATCCAACATCACACAAGTTGCATGCTTAGTTATGCCATCACGCTTACGCCGAATTTGGTGGTGGCATACTGTGCAGTTCACGACACACCTGTCGTGATACGTGGCACCCTTGACAGTACAAAAGTCAACAGGGTCATCACACCACGGACATATTTCCTTACCAGCCAATTGATGTTGATACTTATTAAACGCCCTTGTATTGGGCGACAACGATCGCTGCTTAGCCGGTGCAACATCCTCATAGAGTCTTAGGGTTTGCACAACAGGTGACACCTTACCAGGTGCACTCACCAGCGAGTGTTTAGTATCCAAACTATCATTGGCTTCCTTCGTCCCATTACCGGTGCACGGCACAAATACATACCGTTGAGGTGCAACAGGCGCTGCATTACCATAATCATCAGCGACACACAATGTTGGCACATCCTCAGGTGGAAGGACCAGGGGGGGAGCAGGCAGCGTCTGAGGCATTTCAGCCCTTAACTTAAGTTCTCGACGGCCAAGGTCACCCTCGGCAGGTCGCTTAAGCGTCGCGGCCTTACACACAGGCCCCTTATCAACCTCCATTGCAATTGCAAGCGGACCACTTGCAACTTTCACCGTATCGTCTTTGGTACAACCCGTACCACAATCTACAACCATAGGAACATCAGACGACAACATGTCCCTATCCAACACTGGGCCGTTTAGCTCCACCGTGCCATCTAACAAGGCCGCGGGGGGAATTGGGTTACCACTCCATTCCTCAAAAAGCCGAACGACACCACCCAGCCCAAGTCGGTTAAACTGCATGTACAAACACAGGTTGCTCACAATTCTCCAAAAGTCCCGGCGATAAATTGCCAGTAAACCAAAGATTGATGTGACAGCCCACTGTTGCTGCAGAAATTCCAACAAGGGGTAAACAACGGCATGCCTGGCATGATACGCCCACAGCAACGCCACACACCCTGTAACCACATGTCTCTTACCGACACTCATGGCATTCCACAGGGTTTTAGATGCTAATCTATCATAACTTGTTTTGTGTGCCGCCACGTATGACTGAAACGCTTCATCTACTCGCGTGTCAGAAAACGCACAAGCAGCCACCACAGCTACTACAACATTCGGTTTGGGCATTAACTGATGGTTCTTGGAAACATACAGCTTAAGCGACGTGACCAACGACCCCAACACCGACGGCGTGCGCGGTTGATTTAACATCACTAACCGCGCAAAGTAATATATACCGCGAGGTACCACGAGAGTACGAGGTAAACTATCACCGCGCACTTCGGATCGCCACATAGTAAGTAAGTCAGGAGATGCATCTGGAAGTGTTAATTGAACGATATCTGAACAATTCAT